GCCGGAGAGGGCCGTCTGCACCGCCGCGGCGCTGCCCGCCGGGTCAAAATCCATGACCGGGAGCTGCGCGGCGGGCACCTTCCCGTCCTCGCCCAAAGAGGCAATCCCACCTGCCGTCCCCATTTCCCCTCGAGTAAGGTAGGCCGCAGAATCAATGATGGCTGTTACTTGAGCGGCATTTTCCACGGTGGTGTTGACCAAATAATCGGCCACATAGTTTGGACTGTCCAATGCCGCTGGTATAGTCTCCGGTTCATCCCGCTGCATGATTTGATACAGGATGGGAGCCCCGTCCGCCACCTGTGCAAACACACCAATCTGCCGCAACTGAAATCTCGCCGTAAGCGCATCGTTTTTTAGCTGCAGGCGAAGCTTCCGTGCAGCTCCCTCGGAGGAGATCGCCGTAATGGAGAGCGGATTGCTCTTCCCGCTCAACGCCGTCTGCTCGTGTAGCACGTCCATCGCGACAGAGCCGTCGGAGCAAGCAGCGCCTGTAAAGCTAAATATCTTTCCAACTGATGAGGCATCCAAAGCCCTTCCTCTATCCGTCAGGACTTTTTTCCACTGTGCCATCAAATCTCCTCCTCTTTGTATTCCGCCATAGATACCGCCCGATACGACGGGCTTTCAATGGGGCTTATAACGTTGATAACCAGATCCAGATGCGCCGGTATCTTCCGTGCCAGGGTCATATAGCAGTCGTCCAGTGTAAAGGTATCTCCACTGTCGCGGTTGATACGCACGTAGACGGTTGCGCCCGCAAAATCCACATTGCAGGGTGCATCGGTAAATGCAGCCATGATCTCCTTGATTTCGCGTGCACCGATGTGTCCCCCGCCGCGCAGCAGGGACAGCAGCAGTTGCCGCCGATCCTCTATCGTCCTGTCGGTGTCGGTGACCACGCCGAATACCTCCTCCAGTGCCGTCACGGCCTGGTCATCCGACGTGGCGATGAAGTTGTTGGAAATCAGCCGCTGTACGGCCTCCCGCACCTGATCCAATTGCTTGCCTTGGGCCCGCCAGATGGCGTCCATCTCCAGCACGTCCCAATACCAGACGGGATAGAATCGCTTGATCTCCTCGTAGACGGAGAAATATGCGTTATCATACAGTCCCAACGATGTCCACCTCCTCCAGAACGGCGACCTGCTCCTTACCGATCTCGATGTTGGACGCGCCCCCGTTGATGGTGAGGTTGGCATAGTCGAGTATGGCCTCCTGGGCGTAGAGCAGAGCGCCCACGCTGGAAATGCGGACGACCATGGCCTCGTCGCCCGGTGTGTCCAGGACCAGGGACTTGAGATAGACCGTAATGGCCGCTGTGGCGGCCGCCTTGGCCTGTTCCAACGTGTAGCCGGATGCCAGGGTAACGGAACAGGAAACGGTCAGAGGGACGGCCTGGGCCGCAATAGCGGTGAAGTAGGCACCGATGTTCGCGGTGCCCTCCCCCAGCCCCGTCCCGCCGGGATCGACGTGCTCTTGGACGCGGGCCACCACGGCCGAGGAGGCCGGGAGCCCGTCTGTGTCCAGCAGGACGCCCTTGACGGTGTTCACGCCGTTCCACAGGGGCAGGATGCGGGCCCGGCCCACGCCAGCCACCTCCTCGCACCAGGTCTTGTAATGCTGCTTGTTGCCGTTCTGCGCGGGGCCGCCCAGTTTCTCCCTGATGCGGGTGCGGTAGCCCTCGTCGTCCTCCTCGTCCGTCCCCGGCTCAAACAGGGGGCCGAACTCGGACACGGAGAGGCCGACGATGGTATTGACCGGCACGGCGGGCGTCCCCTCGATCACGCCGTTGCCCTCCTCCCCCGCCGCCTCGGCGGCCAGGTAGAGAGCGCCGTCGGCCTCCTCCAACGTAAAATAGAGCCCGTCCGTGAAGAACCGAGCGCCCGCCAGCGGCCGTGTGCCCTCGTAGATGTAGTGGTAGCGGGCAGGGGTAGACGGGTTGCGGGTCAGGCCGTATTCCTGCCCCTTGGCGTCCAGGTACTTCCCGGAAGCCGTTCCCACGAAAACAAGGTCAAGGACGCACCCGGCGTCCACATAGAAGTTTGCCAGTTTCAGGGCGCAGGCCGCCACCGCGTCGAAGTAGATGGAGCCCTGCCGGGTGTCCACCCCGGCCGGGGCCTGGGCCAGCATTTCCGCCAAGATGGCTTCATAGGTGCGGTCGGCGAATAACTGCATCAGATCACCTCCTCGATGTATGTGGTGCCGAAAATCGTGTCGGCGTAAAACCCGATGTGGCACTCCTCCCCCTCAAACGTGAAGGAGAAGTCCCGCACCTCCAAAATGCGGGTGTCCGGGAGCAAACAGTCCTCCACCATCCGGGGGATCTCCGTTTCAATCAGTTCCCGGCTGGCGTCCTTGGCGGTGATCTCGTTCTTGAGCTCACTGCCGTACTGGTTGTCGTAGACCAGGCACTTCCACCGGGGCGTGATAAGGGCCTTGCGGATGGCCTGCTCCGTGGCCTTGAGGCCGTCCACCTTCCCGATGATGCGGCCCCGGTCAAGGTCGAGGGCATAGGTCAGGCTGGGCGGCTCCTGCTCGTCCTGCAAGGTGGAAATGGGAATGGGAATGTAGGTCGGCAAGCTATCCCCTCCTGTCCAAAATGTAATATTGCTTCCCGCCGTTGTACGGCAGGAGATAGACCACATCCCCCACCCTGAGGGCGTTGAAAACGGTGATGGTGCCCCCCGTCAGGGTGTAGGTAACGAGGTGGTGATTATGCTCCCCGTCCGGGCCGTGTTCGTGGGAGCCGTCCCCGCCGACGTGGCCGCCGTGGGTGCCCCCCGTGTGGTTGTGCCTGCCGTCCCCCTCGGTGACGGCGTTGATGGAGCCCTTGCCCAGGGTGAAGGTCGCCGTGGTGGTGTAGTCGGTCAGATGTCTCGGCACAACGAGGCTGGCCGCGTTGAGGATCAGCTTGGCGTCGTTGGTGGCCTGCACCTTGAGGGGGCCGACGCCAATGACCTTTGCCTCAATGACCGCCCCGTCCGGGGAGGACATCATCTGCTGGATAAGCTGCTTGACGCTTTCGGGGCTCCCCGCCCCGTTCCCGCCGCTTGTCATGGCCGCCCCCCTTTCTAACTGTCGATGTCTGCGGCCGACACCAGGTTGAGCCGCATGGAGTGGTATTCCTGTCGGAAGGTGTGCTCGTCGCTCTCCACATAGAAGGTCTTGGAAATGCCCAGGTGTGGAATGCGGACGAAAACACCCATGCCGGCAATCACATCCGCCTGCCCGATGGCCGTGATGGTCAAGGTCTCCTCCGGGCGGCTCTTTTCCGCCAGCACGGACTTGACCAGCTCGTTGAGCTGGGCTTGGGAAAGGCTGTCCTCCGGGGTTTCGATGTCCTGCCGCATCCCGATTTTCTCCTCCAAGGCGGCGTTGGTCGCCTCGGCCAGCACCGTCCCCTCGTCGGACAGGAGCTTGATACGGGTCTTCACGTTCTCAACGCTCTTGCCGCTGGTGTAGGATGCCAGGTTGGCCCCGGCCTCGATCACCCATTGGAGAATGGTGTTCTTCCGCCGCTTGAGCCGCAGCTTCCCTTCCCAGGACATGGGCCAGTACCGCGCCCCGGTTGCCTCGTAGGTCAGGGCCAGGGCGTCCGTGATGGCGTCCCAGGCCGTTGTCTTGGGCTTTGGCAGTTCCTCGATCACATAGCCGGTGTCGTCCACCTCCCCCACGGGCAGGCCCAGGCGCTTGCACACGTCGGAGAAGATGGCGGAGGCGGTCTTGCCGGAGTAAACATAGGTGTCCTTGTTGTTGGAGAGATAGATGCCGTTGTCGTGGGCCGTGATGGTCAGTATCTTCTTCTGGCTGGTCTGCTGGCGCTCCACGATGCCACGGAACCGCTCTATCCCGTCCCAGTAGAACAGGCATTGGACGCCCTCGGCCACGTCGATACCGGGCCGGGGGCGTCCGTAGTTGTCGTCGTCCAGCAGCGTCGCGGTGAGGGCGCGGGCGGCGGAGCCCTTGCGCCCGGACACCTTGACCGTGCCGGTGACGTTGGTCATGTCGTAGGCCGTCCCGGCCTTGAGTACGATGAATTTCATTCTGCTCATGGCGGCCACCTCATGTCGGGAGCTTGAGCACCTGGCCCGGATAGATGGTATAGGGGCTCTTGATGCCGTTCATGGAGGCGATTTCAGGCCATTTGCTGGCGTTGCCAAGCTGCTTTTTTGCGATGTTGTAGAGGCAGTCCCCGGAGACGATGTTGTAGGTCTTGGGGGCCACGGTGTTGTCTGTGCGCTCCTCGGTCTTGGGGACGCTGGCCGTCTGCGCGGCGGCGTCCACCTTGACCTGGCGGATGGTGGGCTGTCGGTATTCCTTGAAGGTGATGGAGTAGTTCATGTCCCCCACCGCGCCGCCCTCCTCGTCGCAGTCAAAACGCTCGATGGTGCAGTAGAGATTGATCTTGGTGCCGGTCACGATCAGGTGGCACGGCTTTTTGCTGCCCATCCAGGTCTTGATTTTGAACTTGATGTCTTCGGGCCAGGTCAGGGAGGCCACCTGCATACCGGGAAACGGGTTGCCGGGGAAGAAACTGCTCCACGACACCTCCGCTTCGGGCTTTTCCTGCATGATGGTGACCTCGCCCAGGCCCACGATGTCCACAGACTGGTTGCTGCTCCCCTGCTTGAGCTTGATTTTCTCCGGGTGGACGGGGAATTGGAGTTTCTGCTTCTCCCCGTCGAAGGTCAGCCAGATTTGATATGCGTTAGTAGGCATTTGTGGCGTCCCCCTCCTCGAAAATCTCCTGCTTGAGCGTGCTGATAAGCATGGGCCGCAGGTTGTCCATGAGCCATTCGGCGGCGGCGTCCGGGTCTACGTTCCCGCCGGTCAGTTCCAGGGAACCCCGCCCGGCGATCTCCAGGACGATACGGCGCTCCCCGCCGGGGATGGAGCCGCCCTCCAATTCGGCGTCAGGCGCGGGCACAGCGGTCTGAATGGGCCTCTGGCTTGCCAGATACTGCCGCGTGTCGGTGGCGTTGAGCACGGTTTCCCCGCCGTCAAAGAAGATGGCCTCCGGGCCCTCCTCGCCGACGATGTGTACGCCGGGCTCCGCGTAGGTGGTGCCGGTGGCGTAGCCGGTCACGCCGCCGCTCCCGGACAAGGCAGAGTTAGTCGCCGCCGCGACAGCCGCAGCCGCCCCGCTGGCGTCGTCAATGCCCGCCCGGATGCTGGCCACATAGGCGTCGATGGTGGCCTTGGCCGCCGTCGCCGCCTCGGTGTCCATGTTCATGTTGTCGATGGCACTGTCAAGACGGCCCTCGATTTCGGTCATGGAGGCGTCGAAGTCGGTCTCCATGGTGGCAACGGTGGTGGCGAAGCCGTCCTTGGCGGCCTCCACCTCCTCAAATTGGGTGTTGAAACTGGTGACAAAGGCGGCCGCGTCCTCGGAAAGGCCCTCGGTGGAGCCGCCCAGCTTCTCGATATTGCTGATGATGGCGTCGATGTAGCCCGCGCTCTCGGTGGAACCGTCGGACAGAGAGGCGATCAGGCCCTCGCTCAAGCCGTATTCTGCCGCCAGACGCAGGTTTTCAGAGTAGGTATTCAGATACTCCACCTGGCTCTGCATGGCCGTGGTCATGTCAGAGATAGACAGCTCGGTTTCTGTGGCCATGGTGTCAAAAAGGCCGATTTGGCCGCCGATGCTGTCCCTGGCGGCCTGCCAAGCCTCGTCGTACTGCTCTGCCAGTTCGGTGAGGTCTTCCTTCACGGTGGAAATGGCCCGCGTCACGCCGGTCTCATAGTCGATTGCGCTGTCCTCGGCGCTGCTGGCCGCCTCCTCAAAGGCCGCCTCCTGCTCCTCAAGCAGGGCAGTCGTCTCGTCCAGGGCCGCCTGCAGGCGCTCCTGCTCCTCGGTGAAGGTCTCCAAATCGTCATTGACCCCGCCGACGTTCCAAAACTGATCCCAGCCGCTGGCGTTGTCATAGCGTTCCTGGGCGGCGGCCGTCTGCTCGGCGGCCTTGGCGACCTGCTCCTCCAGGTCTGCCCGGTCGGACAGGAGCTGGACATAGGCTTCATAGTTGGCCTGCTGGCGCTGTTCCTCGGCCTCCGCCTCGGCCATGGCCCGGATCGCAGCCACGGACTTGTCCACGGAGCCCGCCATTTCGTCATAGTTCAGGGCAAGGCCCGGAACCTGCTCGTTGAGCTTTGCGACGATGGCCGACATCTGCGCCTGTTCCCCCGCCGACAAATTGGTCTTGCCGGCAAGTTGTTCCAGTTTGCCGATGAGGGCCGTGGTGTTGCGTTCCTCGCTGGTGAGCTGGCTGTCGGTCTCCTGGTAGGAGGAGATCAACTTGTCGTGGCTGTCAATGAGGGCGTCATTCTTGGCGATGAAGTCCTCAATGGTGCCCTCCATGCCCTCATATTGGGCTTCCAGGGCGGCCATGTCCTGTTCAAGCTGCCGGGCCTGCTCGGAGTTCTCCCCGTAGAGGGCCACGGCCTCGTCATACTGGGCGTTGAGGTCGTCCATGGTCTCAATGTGCTGCTTGCTGGTGGCGTCCAGGGCCATGAACTCCTCATCCTCGTTCTTGAGCCAGTTGACCAAGACGGTGATGCCCGCCACCAGGGCGGCCACACCTGCCACAATGAGGGTAATAGGCCACAGGGCCGTGGAGGCAATCGCGCCAAAAGCGGCCGTGACGACGCCTGCGGCGGCCACAGCGGCGTTGTAGCCAACCACCCCTATCACCACTACCCCCAGGGCCACGGCGGCCGCTGTCAGGCCCGCAACGACCGCAGGGTGCTCGTTGATGAAGCTGGTGAGGGCGTCCGTGCCGTCAGCCACGGTGTTGTAAAATGCGTCAAAGGTCGGATTGAGCACGGTGCCAACGGAGATTTGCAGATTGTCGAAGCTGTTGGCCATGCGCTCGGAGCCGTGCTCGGTGGTGTCGGTCATGGTGTCGTAGGCGGTGGCCGCCGCCCCCGCGCTGTCCCGCATATCCTCCAAGACGGTGTTGAACCGCTCCGCCCCCGCATTGTAGAGGGACAGAGCGCCCACGCCCGCCTCCTGGCTTCCCCACAGCTCGTTAAAAGCCGTGGTATTGCCGTCCACGCTCTCGCCCAGGATGCCCAGCACATCGCCCAGGGAATATCCCGCCGCCGTCAGGTCGGCAAAGGACATCCCCGTCTCGTCCAGCAGGACGCCCGCGACGGTGCTGGATGTGGTGCCCAGTTCGTTGAGCATGGATTTCAGATAGGTGGTGGTCTCTGCGGTGGCGATGCCGTTGGCGGTCATGACCGCATAGCCGGTGGACAGGTTATCCATTTCCACCCCGTAGGCGGAGGCCAGGGGGATCACCCGGCCCATGTTGGAGGCCAGTTCGTCCACGGTGGTCTTGCCCAGGTTTTGGGTGGTGACCAGCATATCCGAGACCCTCGTGGCCTCCTCCGTCTCCAACTTATAGGCGTTGAGGGCGGTGGTCAGCACATCAACGGCGGTCGAGGCAGATGTAAAGCCGCCCACGGCCAGCTCCGTCGCCGTCCCGGCGAAGGAAACCGCGCTGGCCGTCTCCACCCCGGCCGAAAGGGCCTGATAGGTGGCGTCGGACAGCTCCGTCACAGCCTTGCCCGTCTCCATGGAGAGCGCGGTGATCTCCCCGGAAATGGTAGACAAGCTGGCCTGGGTCGGGTCTGCGATGGTGGACACCTTGGCAAGGTAGGTCTCATACTCCGCCGCCGCCTCGCTGGCCTCGTAGAACGCCTGGGCGATCTCCTTGACCATGACCACCACCCCGGCGGATGTCAGGATGTCGGCCAGATTTTGCACGGCCTGGCCGGACTTGTTTCCAAACTCCTCCGACTGGCCCCCGGCCTCCTCGGCCTCGTCGCCGTATTCCTCCACGGCGTCTGCCGCCTGGTCGGCGGCGGACGCAGCGTCGTTTAAGGCGTCCTCCGTCTTATAGCCCATTTCCACCAATTCCTCGGTGGTGTAGATGGCCTCCATGGCCTCCTTGTCGTAGTTGCCAATGGCAGAAGTCCAATAATCGGCGGCGTCCGCCGCGTCTGTTGCGGAGGAAGCGGCCTGGTCTGCCGCATCGGCGGCGCGGGAAAGCGCCTCGTCGGCGGCCTGGGCGCTGCTCTCCCACTGGTCGAGGGCGTCCGCCCCGGCGTCGCTCATCCTGCCAAGCACGCTGGAAAGCTGGTCAACGCCTTTGAAAATTGCGGATAGGGTCGCCATGTGCTACTTCCCCCCTTTTCTGGCGATCAGCACAGTCCCGGCCCGCTTTAGGGGATGCTGCATTTCATACTGCTCCGAGGCGATGTAAAAGAGCTTCCGCAGGCGTGGCATTTCTGCCCATTCCTCAAAGCGTATGTGGTGGTTCTGCCACATAATCTGGCCCCACCACTCGTCACTCCCCTTGCGGGCAATCAGTTTTTTGCGTCGCCGATCTCCTTTTCATCGTCGTCCTCGACCTCCACGGCGGGGCCCAGGCCCAGGGCGGCCAGAACCACCCGGGAGACATGGTTGTACTCGTCGGCGGAGGGGAAAACCTTGTCCACCATATCCACCATGTCGTAGCAGTTGAAAAACTCCTGGAGCTCCTTGTCCTTCATGTCGGGATAGACCAGGGCCTCGGCGATGATATGGCGTGCGGCGCGGGCGCTGTCCCTGTCCTCCTTGTAGACCACAACACCGTTTGCGACAATGGGATTGCCCTTCTTGTCCGTCGCCATTTTCCGGGTGCGGTAGCTCTCATTGAGCTTGCGGATGTGGTCGTTGTGGAGCACCCTGATCTCAAGGGTGATGGGCTTGCCGTCCTCCCCCAGGATGGTGTCGGGGCCGGGGGCGAAAACGGTCTGCTCCTCCTTGGCCTCCGGGCGCATAAAGTATTTCAGACTTTTCTTGTCAGCCATGATGAATACACTCCTTATCGAAAAAATACGGCCCCGCCGGTGGGCGGGGCCGCTCTGCATTAGACGATGCTCTTGGCGTTGAACGCGATGGCGTCCTCCACGACCTCGCCGCCGCTGTCCAAGTTGACCAGGTTCAGGTCGCCGGTCAGCACACAGCCCACGGCGGTAATGACATCGGAGCCGCCGTTTTCCGCGTAGAAATCGGAGTTGGCGTCGTCATGGATGCCCTGGATGGTCATTTCCGGGGTTCTGCCGCTCTTGAGATAGTCGGCGATGATGGGCTTGAGGAACGGGGTGGAGCGGCGGCGGGTGATGGTGCCCGTGATCTTGCCACCCAGCCACCGGCTGCTGTCGGTCTTCTCGCCGAGCTGCTTGCCGCTCCACACGTCAGGGGTGAACTTGATCTCGCACTTGATGGAATCGGCCACCACAACGCCGTCGATCATGACCTTGCCCTCCCGCATGGAAAGCGGGCTCTTGTTATACTCCATAGACATAAATTGCTACCTCCCTTCCCGCTTATCGCGTCCGAATGGTGAAGAACAGCTTCTCCGCGCTGTCCACGGCCTTGATGCCCACGTCGAAGTAGGTCTCGTCGCCCTGGCTCTCGTCCCGGTTGACGGCGAAATCGTCCTCAAGGCTGACTTCCGTGATGGCCCCGGCGTCCTCGAACTGGGAGAGCAGGGCCCGGCCGATGCCGTCCATGCTGTCCCAGCCGGTGGCGTTGTTGTCGAACTTGTTGGGCGGGAAGTTGAGCATACAACTCTCGGCGAAAGTGTCGTAGACCCGCAGGACGCGGTTCTTGCCGTAGTCCTTGGTCTTCTTGGTGGTGAAGCTGGTGAGGGAGTTGATGTCCTGCTCCACGATGATGTCCCCCTCCTCGGAGTAGGAGAAGAAGAACTCGCCGTTCTTGAGGGCGGCCACGGCCTGGGTGTGGCTCTTGGCGTCGATGATGTCCTGGGCCCCGTCATACTTGACATAGGTGTTGGACTTGGTATTGGAGGCCCCGGCGTCCGCACCGGCCACCCAGGCCGTCGCGTCGGCGGCGGTAATGCGGGTGCCGTCGGTCAGCACAACGCCGTTGGTGACATTGATGATGCCCTCGTAGTCCGCGTCGTAGCCAGCCATAACCGCCTTGCGGTATTTGCCGGCATCCTCCCGGAGATACTTGATCTTGGTCTTGAGGGCGTCCTGCAGGGAGGGCACAATGTCCTGCTCCTCCCCGGTGGGGGCCATGGGGAAAGCCATGGTGTTCCAGGCGCGGGCCTCGGCCGCGTCGAAGAACTTGGTATAATCCGCCACGACCGCGCTGCCGGTCGCACCGCCTGAGAGCTGCGTCTTGGCGGTGGCGGCGAGATTGCCGGTGCCGGTAAAGGTGATCCACTGGCCGCTGTCGGCGGCGATCAGGGCCTCCACCGTCTCCACCCCCTCCACGGTCTCCAACTCCTCCGTGCCGAGGTACTTGGTCACGTCGAAGCCGCCCAGGGGGTTTGCGACCACGGCAAAGGACAGGGCATTGCCCCGCGCCCCGCCGTACTGCGCCGTCGCGCTCAAGGTTTCGCTGGCGGCGCTGGCCTTGGCCCCCTGGCGGGGGATGTAGACGATCACCGTCTTGGCGTTCTTGAACGCCTCCTTGATGCGAACCATGTTGATGTTCTCGTTCTCGTAGATGCTCCAGCCAAGCTCGGCGCGGTGGGCGTCCGGGGAGGCGTTCTCGATGGTGATGAACTCCCCCTCGGGGCCGTAGGGATGGTCAATGAGCGGAATGAGCATTGTGCCCCGTTCGCTGATGGGGATGGTCACCTGACGCTCACTCTCAAAATTGATGTAGGTGCCGGGCCTGGTCTTGCCCGACAGTTTGCTAAAAGTGCCGCCTGCCATTTACTTGTCCTCCTTCTTGGTGGTCTTGACAGGGCTGGCCTGCCATTTCTTGATGCGCTCCCGCATCTCCTCCACGGTGAACTCCGCGTCGCCGGCAACGCCGACATTGGCCCCGTCAAAGGTGCTGGTGCTTACCCCGTACAGGGCAAAGCAGTCTTTGCGGAGCCTGGAGGCGGGGTATTTGGTGGCTGCGGGCGCGGCGGGCGTTTCCACGGCGGCCACGGCCGCCGCAGTCTCGGCCGTCTCGGCCTTCTTGGTGCTGTTGGACATTGATATACCTCCTTGTCAATCTGGCCCGTGTGCGGCCGCTGTGGGCCGTCTGCGGGCTATTTTTCGATGAAATTAAGGGTGAACTCCACCATCTTCTGCGCCTCCTCGGCGTCATAGGGCCGCCTGCTCGACCAGTGGAGGGTCAGTTGCGCGGTTCCCCCCACCCCATCCCGGTCGATGCTCTCGACCTCCGGGTCATCCATACGCAGCCCCTCCCCTGTCGCGTTCCCGTCCTCCCCAACGAGGGGGACAAGGCGGCGGCGGGCCATAAGGGTATTGGCGACCGCGTGGGCGATGGCGTAGGCCCCCGCGTCATCCTTGGCGAAAATCGGGATATACCAGGCGAACTCAAAGCGGTAACTCGCCAGCGTGTCCCCATGTGCCTCGAACTCCGGGGGCGGAAAGAAAATACCGGGGACGGCGAAGTCCTCTTTCATGCGGTAATAGTAGGGGGCCACGCCCTGCGGCGCGGCCCCCAGCACGAACTTGATGATGCTGGCGATCTCCTGGTCGATCATAGGCCCCCTCCTCTCTTACTGGAAATCTGCGAAGTAACGGTCGAGCCAATCTTGGAGTTTGGTGTCCAGCAGTTGCGGGTACATCTTTTCGATGATCTTGATGCCGCTCTCCCAGTAATGGGAACCGGGCACCCACTGCTGCTTGAGCACCATGCCCGAATCGGCCCCAGGCTCATAGATGAACCTGTCCCCGTCCCAATGGCCCGGAACGAACCGTGTTGCCACACCGGGCGGGTTGGTCTTATGGCCGTCATTGACGAACTTTGCATATTTGACATTGGTGCCGACCTCAAGGCTCAAATCCCCCTCGTTCAGCACCCACACATTATCCTGGCCGCCCTTCTCAAAGGAGGCCAGCAGGAGGCGGGAATCCATGACCTTCCGGCGGATGATCTCGTCCTGAAGGACGCGCAGGAACTCCATGCCGAGGCCCTCCATGAACACAACGAGCTCCCGCTTGAAGTCGCCGTTTGCTGCTGCGCCGAGCCGCTGGAAGAACCGGCGGAAATCGGCGGTCTCCAGGCTGATGAAATCGCTCATAGCGCCCTCTGCTCCCCCGTCCGATGCAGTTGCACCGCGATATGATGGCCCCGGATGTCCCTGGGAACTCCCGCCGTATAGGCAACGCCGGTGGTGCGGTCTATGATCTTGTCATTGATTCGCACATCTGTTCCGGCTGGGAGCGCCAGCTTGTCTGTGACATTCATGTCGGTGTAGGGGTCTCTCTCGGTGAAGGACGGATTAAAGCCGCTCACATGGAAGTGGCAGGGCTGGGCGGCCAGGTCGGGGGTGTCTCCGTAACTGAACTCCGGGGCCTCCGGCAGCCCATAGCCCGGAGACTTCCCCGCCTTGGTCATGTGATAGATGTCGCAGGTGTGGTCGAAAAAGTCCTCGATTGCCACGCGCTTCCCCTCCTCACAGCTTCCGCAGTTTCATGGTGACGCCGCCCCTGGGGACAGTGACCACGAACTCGTCCAGCAAGGGCCCCAGGTCAAGCAGATCGACCAGGGAGCCCTCTGCGGCCGTATAGGAGTAATCGTCGAAGGTCTCGGACTTCATCGTCCCGCCGCCGCTCTTGGCGGTGAAGCCGTAATGCTCCGCCAGGAGGATGACCGCTGTTTTCACAGCGGCGGGGATGGTCGGATATTTGCTGTCGGAAAAATCGTTGTTGGTGTAGGCGATGATGTACTGCTCGGCCCTGGTGATGTCGGTGGCGACCTTGGCGTCCGTCCGATTCTGAACGGCCGGGAGGTCGCTGTATTCCTTCACTTCGGCCGTGATCGCCCACGGGCGAGTTGCCATAGGTCAGCCGCCTCCCTCTTATTCCTCGGTGCCGCCGGTGTTGTCGGAGCCGCTGCCAGTCTCCTCGTCCTCGGTGTCGCCGCTGGAGGTGAACTGGCTGGAGGGGTCATCCTCCTCCGCCTTTTCCTCCAGGGCCGCCTTGATGTCGGCCCGGATGTCCTCGGCAGAGGTGCCGGTGGGCCAGTTCTTGTCGATGCCATGCTCCTTGGCGTAGGCCCGCAGCTTGGTCACTCCCATCGTGTCGATGGCCTCAATGGTGCCCGTAGGTGCCGCCTGGGGCGGCGTCACAGGCTCGTTGCCGGCCTCGGTGAAGTAGCCGGTTGCGATGAGAGCGGCGGCGGTGTCCGCGTCCTCCACGAACACATCCGGTTCCTGCCGGGTCACAGTGACGCCGTGGCCCATATAGGAAAGCCCCTTGGACAGTTTCAGGTGCTTCATAGTGGCTTCCTCCTTACACCAGGTTGTTGAGATTGGTGACGATGGCGGTGGCGTCCAGTTCCTCGATGATGGTGTCAAAGTCGAAGTGAATGACGTAGAACCGCTTATCCTGCATGATGGCCTCTTTACCCTCGGTGGTCTTGCGGATGCGCATATCGTAGGTATTGACCACGATCAGGTTGTTGGGGTCGGTCAGCAGCAGGGCATCGTCGGGCATGGCGGGCGCGGCGATCACGGGGATGGAACAGGGGTTTTCCACGCGGCGGTCGCTGATGATGCCGCCGACGGTGATGGCCTTGTCCAGGATGTAGCGCTCCCACTCCTGCTGGCGGTGGGGGCTCATGATCCAGCGCAGGCGGCCGTTGTTGTACTTATTGGGCAGAGAGCGCAGCGCCTTGTAGAACACGTCGATGGACATGGCGGCGGCAGCATGGTCAACCACGTGGCCGCCGTTCTTGATCTGCTTGACCCAGCCGTCGTTGAGTTTCAGAAACTCATAGTCAGGAGTGTCCTTCATGTTGGGGGATTCGTTCGTACCGGCGTTGTACTTGGCGGGGGTGTCCTCGTCGCCGTTCAGGCAAAGGTCCTCCTGGTCAACGCCCACCTGGCGGGTCATGAGGTTAGTGATGGTGCCCTCCAGGTCCTGGCCCTCGATGTTCTCCCGAAGGGTCTCCTCGGTGATCTCCCAGGGCAGGCGGACGGCCTTGGCCTGATACTCCACCGCCCCGAAGTTGGGCTTGGCGCGGTAGCCGTCGTCGGTGTTCTCGGTCTTGGACCGCAGGATGCGGCCGGCAATGCCAATCTTGTCGATCTCTCCAGAGCGGGCCCGACGCATTTCATGGCGGACGACCTGGGTGAGCGGGGTGGCCTCAAAGGCCATGCGCATAAACTGGCGGCTCTGCTCCGGGTTGAGCAGGCCAGAAGTCACATCCCCCGTTTCCAGGGTGGCGGACTTGCGGATGATGCCTTTCACGGTGATAGCCATAATGCAAAATTCCTCCTTGTTTTGTTTGGCGTCATAGTTTCATACAAAACGCTCCAAAACGGAGCGTTTTGTGGCAAAATTACAGGATGCCGTGCAGGAAGTGGGTGTTCTCGGACTTCTCCACCGCGCCCTGGTTGTTGAGGTTGCTGGGGACGCTGAACGCCTTGAGCAT